GTCTGATATCTGGGAAGCCTCAAAAAACGAAGCAAGAGAACTGATAAAAGATTCTATAGGACATGAATAATGGCTGACGAAGTTTTCGAAGACGCAATGGGACTAAGGCCTTATGATGAGGCCTTAGTTAATTTCTTCAGTCTTGATATCTTTCCTGATATGAAGAATAAGAAGGAATGGATTAACTTAAAGCCAACAATGACTCCTCGCCGTGAGTTTGCTATTCAAGACGAAATTCGTAGCAACTTTAAATATGAAGAAAACGAAGGGCGATTAAACTATACGATTTCTGTTCCAGCTCTGGCCCTTTCTAGACTTGACTTTGCCAGAGATGAGAGCCGTTGGTCCTTAGCCAACTTCAGAAAGATTAAATATACGGAAGATGGTAATAGGATCTTACAGAGCGATAGTCCATATCCTATTACTATTAACTATCAGTTAGACGCCTGGTTAAAGTACCAGAGTATGGCTAACCAAGTTATACGTAATGTTTTAATGAAGTTTAATAAGAAAGATGTATGGCTTCCTATAGATTTTAAAGGTGAATTTGGCATCCATCACGTTCCTATTTCCTTAGTCTCAGGCCCAAAGAACTTAACAGACCTGGATCCTGGTCAAATGGAGCGCTCCCTTCGCTATATGTTCCGATTCGCCTTACAAGCTTATGTAATTCCAGACGTTACGTCTTTACCAACAGTTCGCAAAACTACAGTAGATTACTATGTAGCAGCCCATAATACTGCTGTTATTCCTACTACTCTAGATGAGACAGATGCTGCGTATAAAGACTGGATAAAAATGAAGGAAAGTAAAACTGCTGAGGATATAGACCCCTCATTAAGTAATCCCTAATTTTTATTTTTGATTTTTCAACGGTATATAAAATTAACAGATCTTAATAATACCCTTTTAGGTGGATGTTACTGTTATGAAAAAAATAGATGAAGAAGCAAACAGGAAACTTGCAATTTCCATTGTTGATGCCATTGAAGAGAATATGAACGTCGGTGGGATTGCTGCCGTTGGCCCTGCTCAAGGTGGTGGAGCCTTCGCTGGCTCTTTAAGCAACATTGGTGGTGTCGGTTCTGGTGGTTCTCTCCCTAATGGTGTTGGAAATGCTCCGGCAAAAGGCGAGAAGACTGATGCAAAAGGAACTACTTCTGCCAATTCTGGTTCAAAAAAGAACGAATATGGCAAGTTACCTACACACGCTCAGATACAGGTTATGTCCTTAGTCAATAAGGTTAATGGTCCTCTCGGGCGTAAGAGCGGTGCAGAGGGTGTATCCAATGTTAAACCAGTCACCACAACAGTAAGTGGTGTTAAAGCTACAATTGACCAAATAGGATCGAGTAAAAAGTAATGAAATTCTATAATTTAACCAATATAACAAAGTTTGATTTTCACGTAATCGCAAGAGACCCCGCAGGTAGACCTGGTTTTATTTATACAATTAAGCCTGGGCAGTCTATTGAATTAAACGAAGGTCAAATGTCTGGTGATGTTCAGTTAAAGCTTAAGAAAAGATTACTTTCTAGCGTAGAAATCGAAAGAGAAACGGTTGTTTCATCGATAAAAACAGCTGCAGTAGAATCGGAAAATATTCAGAAACCCCCTCTTTCGACTAGAGGAAGAAAAAAGAAACAACCCTCGACAGGAGCTTAAAAGATGTCAACTTCATTTTTATCCCCAGGCGTTTACGTTCGTGAGATTGACTTCTCACTGTATGTCCCAAATCTATCTACAACGGCTGTAGGCTGCGTTGGTTATGCCACAAAAGGCCCAATCAACCAGCCACAGTATATTACCAACCCTGTTCAGTTCTCAACGACATTTGGTGAGCCAACTCCTTCAATGTCTGGCCCCTATGCCGCCCTTCAGTTCCTTTCGATGGGCAGACAGATGTGGTATGTCCGTGTCGCAGAGGCTAATGAAAGTGGTGCTGGCACGAATCCTTATACTTCCCTCCCTGCTTCTGTCGTTTTAAGTGAAGCTTCCACGAAGGCCAAAATCACGGGTAAAAAGACCAACGTTGTCTCTTTAACCTACAGCACGGCTGACACCCTTACTTTCAAGGTAGATGGAACTTCAAGCGTTATTTCTTTCACCTGGACGCTTGTTTCCGGTCAGACAATAACTAAGTCCATTTCCGAGATTGCTAATGATCTGAATAAGAATGCGAACTTTGCTGCATACTTCATTGCTACCCTATCGCCCACGGGTGCCCTTGCTATCGAGCGCCTCCTTGCTGGTTCTTCTCACGGCTTCCAGATTGCCGGTAATGCACTAACCCCAATATTTGGTTCTGATTTTAATGTCAGCGCTCCTCCAACGGCATGGGGTACTGGTACGGTTGAAGAGAGTGCCTACATTCTTGGCAACCAGCCCTTCCCTTCCCCACACCTTTCTGTTAGCACTGGGGATAAGCTTGGCTTCAATATAAAGGGGTCAGTTACAACAATTACACTTCCAGATACGGCTGACTACGACCTAACTGCTTTCGTTGACTTATTAAATGCACAGGCAGGCTTTACTGCAGCCAAACTTCAGGCGTCTGCTGTAGCAGATACACTCTTTATTAGTTCCACTGATACAGCGGTTACTCGCTTAATGCTCTCTGATGTTGGTTCTGGTGATATCGGTACAGCAGTTTTTGGTAAGGTTAATAAAGACAAGACAATTACTGGATACGCTGCTCCTGCAACGGCTATAACTTCTAATACCAATACACTTAAGTTCAGAGCTATCAAAGGCTCTGATGGTACGTATACTGATTATAGCATTTATCTTGTTCCTGCTGCTGGTCCTCTCACTCCAGCACAGTTTGTTGACGCTATCAATCTTGGTCTTGCTACAGCGAGCGATGGCACTGCAGTTCCAGTAGATCTAACAGCTACTTATGTAGCAACGGTTGCTGATACTAATAAGGTACTTATTACATATACGGGTGCCAAAGATTATGTAGTTTATGACGTTAATTCAACAGCTTTTGCTGCTAGTTTCGGGCAAATGCCTTATGAGAAGTATCAGTCTACAGTAGCTAATGATGTTTTAACCATCACGGCTACTTCTGATGGTACCTGGGGTAATAAACTGGCAATTGCAGTAGCGAACGTAGACGCTGTTAATTCTACTTTTGACCTTAATGTTTACGAGCGTGGCTACCTTGTCGAGCGCTTTGAGAAACTTGTCAAAACTCCAGACACCAGCGCAAAGTATGTGGAGACAGCTATTAACGGTGTTTCGACAAGAATCACTGTTGTTAATGATATAGCACTCGGGCAGACACTTCTTCCCGCTGCTAACGTTCTTGGAACAACGACAGCACTAACTGGTGGTCTCGATGGCGTAGCTTCAGTAATGAACCCCTCTACATTCATCGGGTACAGCGATGCCACGGCAACGACTGGTCTCCAGCTATTCCGTAACCCTGAGCAGGTTGACGTTAACTTACTTATGGTTCCTGGTATTGCCTCGGCTCCAGTCATTAATGCAATGGTTGATATCTGCGTATTCAGACATGACTGTATGGCGCTTGTTGATCCTCCGTTCGGCCTCAAGCCCCAGGAAGTCGTTGACTGGGCAAATGGCGCAGGAGTTTATGCTTCTGAACACGCTGCTTTTAATACTTCTTATGCGGCTCTTTACTGGCCTTGGCTCCAGATCTATGACCCCGTAAACGCACAGCTTGTCTGGACGGCTCCTTCTGGCCACATCTCTTACGTATATGCTTACACGGACTATAACTCTGAGACCTGGTTCTCGCCAGCAGGGTTAAACCGTGGGCACCTTTCCACCCCTGTTAAGACCGAATACATCCCAACGCTCGGGGAGAGAGACCTTCTCTATCAGAGCAACGTTAACCCCATCGCTACATTCATTAAGGATGGTATCAACGTTTGGGGTCAGAAGACGCTCCAGCGCACCCCCACAGCCCTTGACCGTGTAAACGTTCGTAGACTTATGCTCTACCTTGAGAAGGTCGTAGCAACAGCCGTACGCACGTTAACGTTCGAGCCTTCGGACAAGACAACGTGGATTCAGTTCATCAACCTTGTTGAGCCTTTCCTTGAGTCTGTTAAGTCCCGCCGTGGCGTTACAGAGTTCAAGGTAGTCTGCGACGAAACAACGAACACTTCAGACGTTATTGATCGTAACGAGATGCAGGCGCGCATCTATATCCGCCCCACGAAGGCTGCTGAGTTCATCTCAATTGACTTCGTACTTACGGATTCTGGCACAGCCTTCAGCGAGTTAGTATACTAATATGCCCTCATCTGCAGCAAATCGGCTGATACGATTCGTCAAAGGAGTCGTACCAGCCGATAGAGTAAAAGAAGTTACTGCTCACTTTGATAAAATTCATAGTGAAGCAATGACTAAGCACGAAAATGAACTATTGGTTGCTGCAGCCGAAGAGTTAAGACAAACAAAGATACCTTCAAAAGCTGAGTTAAAAGAAAAAGAAAAAGCTGAAAAAGAGAAAAGCAAGGCCCGTAAGATTAAAAAAGTAAAGAAATAAAATGTCAAAGATACTTTATTATTACGAATCGGAAGATCAGCCCTTAAAGCGAAATATTCCGGTCTATCTTTCCAGAGAGGGTTTTGACCTATACCACATCAGTAATGTTAGTGAAATAGATAAAGCCCTTGAAGAGTTTAAGCCCAAAGCTATTTTAGTTCATAACGAAAGTGATGCCGTCCTATTATCAAGAGCATCGAAGCTACCCATAGTAATAGTAATGGAAGCTCCAGTAAATATGTATGAAGTAAATCAACTTCTGAAAGACGTTCTTAACCCTATTTTTGTTAGATATGCCAACGATTCTCTTGATACTATATTAAATACAGCTAAATTAGCTACAACCCTTTAAGGAGATACTATGCCTGTTAATACTTCTGCTGCGCACTTAGCCCCCGCTGGCGCATCAATGCGGTTTGAACCAAGTCGCGTATATAACTATTCTCTGATTATTCCCGGTCTTGGTGACGGGACAGAGCTTATCCGTCTATCTGTTGAGTCGGTCTCTGGTTTCAATACTAATAACGAAGTTATTAATATGCGCTACCAGAACGAATCACGTAAGGTAGCTGGTGGTGCCAACGTTGGTAACGTCAGTCTCACCGTTCGTGACTTCGTAGACATTCCAACAGGTCGTATCCTTCGGGACTGGCGCTCGCAGGTTCACAACCCTGAGACTGGCGAGATCGGTTATGCTTTCGAATATAAGCGTAATGCTTCGCTTATTATGAACGATCCAAAGGGTAATGATACCCGCCCGATTCTTCTTAAGG